TTCACCGTTCTCATCCACCATTTGATACTCATCAGCATAAGCACCAACAGAAACGCCGCCGACCATCCGCGGGCTTTCCTTCATGATCGTGTACAAATCTGAGCCAGCAGTTGTGTTCAGGAAGATCTTGCCCTTCCCGGTCATGCCTTCGTCGGTAATATCGAACTTCGACCACTCACCGACAGGCATCATGTCTGAAGAGTGCTGGAAGTACATCGGAAGAGGCCTTCCTGCTTCCATCCACATCTCGTGCCACGCCTCAAAAGCCTCTGGCGTATAAAAGAACCTGCGACCGTCTGCGCCTTCTCTCGCGCCCCACGTCGTAAGTGTGGCTTCGATTTCACCCATAGGTTCGCCCGTCGCCTCGTCAGCCTTGCGGCCTAGCTCAACTTTAGCCTCGTAAAAAAAGGTGATGTTCTTAGCCATTGATAGGTTCCTTTTTAACCATTCCATCTACTAACTTAGGCTTTGGCTTTCTTTTGTCTGCCGCCGCCTTGAGTTTCTCTAATAGATCCTTAAGCATTTCCGGCTCTGCCCGTCCTATTGACCACCTTAAGGTTTCCACCACCTCCCGTGTCTTGCGGAGAGCTGCCGGGAATAGGGCCATCGCTACCAGCGGCAAGCAACAGATCATCAGCACCATCGAGAGAGTTAAGTCCCAGATATTCACGCGCTTCATTCTGCGTAAGAATCCCATTCTTGACTCCTGCAACGACATAATTCATCTGATCCAGCGGAGCACCTTTCAGGAAGTCTTGCGTCTGAAACTGAACGTGTAAATTCGGATAGCCCTTTAACAACGACAATTTTAACCGCTGCTCGATGTTCGTAATGAACGGCATCATCGTTGACTTGTAGAACTCGTCAAGCATCGTTTGAGTGTTGTTGTACTTCGACTCGCCGACTCCGATCATCGCGGGAGGCACACCAAACAATCCACAGATACGCGTCATTGTTTGTTTCTTGAGCTCCCTAGCATCCACATCTTGAAGCGTCAAAGGCTTGATAGCTTCGTAGGTCATGCCCTGATCCAACAACATAGACTGCCCCGGCTTGCTTTGATCCGATGGCTGGCTGTTCAGCATGTTTGTCCACGCTTCTTTTAGCCTGCTGGCAATCTCTTTGAACTTTGAGTCAGGGATGACTTGCTCGGTACGGAACAAACCAGAGGGTTTTGCACCGTTAAGCATGATGAAATTGGAGTAAAGGTCGATGTCCTGATCTAAGGAAACCAACTCGACAGCTTGTAAACGATTAAACGAACTAGAACCTTGCCACGGCTCAGACTTCGTGTGCATCACCTGAAAATACTTAAGCGGCTCGTCTTTATTAAAGCCGTAGGACGAACTTGTAAGCGTGTAGAAAGGATAACGCGTCTCTGAAATCCTCGGCACGATCAGCGTCGAGTCTAAGACGTACATTTCAAGCGGAATCTGCGTCGGTTCTTGCGCGTCTTTCCTCCAGAGTAATACGAAAGTCTCACCGGCCAGCTCATGCCACATTGTGAACTGATACCAAAACTCGTATTGGCTTTGGAAGTTATTAGGATTCGCAAGTAAATTAAGAACGCTTGCAGCTCGGCTTTTTTCGCGCTCAGGAACGCTCGGATCGGTCTGTGTGTCTACAAACGTGCCGTCAGCTTGCTTAGACATGATTTTGACGGGTAATTGAGCAAGAGAACGTGCTTTTGCTCCCACGCAAGCCATAACCGTCGAGTTTCTAGCAAGTGTCGTTATGTCGACAGTTCGCCCTGCTTCGTTAACCGCAGAGGTCGTTACATACAGTAATTGGTTAGATCCGTAGCCCTGCCCCTTACCGCGGAGCATGACGTTGTTTCCGAGGACAGTATTTCCGAATAAGGAGTTACTTTCGGCCTTTGTTTTACGCTTAAATACGTCGAATAAGCCCATATTTATCCTCAAAAGACTCTGAATCCGTACGATTCAGACGGCATCGGGTTGTCCAGACTACAGTGCATCGCAATAATCAAGGCAATAATCCCGTCGACCTTAGCGTGGCGGTCCACACCGGCTTTCTTGACTTTGATGTTGCCTTGAACGTCTGTAAACACTTCGCAATTCCCCAACTGATGCGATAAGAATGGGTTTCCGTCGTGTCTGATCTTGTGGCTTAGAATAAGTCGCTCGACATGCTTAGACGGGTTAGAAAGCACCGCCATTCCTTGACCGACTTTCTTTACCGGCATTCCGACTTCGTACAGTCTTGCTACTAGAGCCGCAGCATTGTAAGCGTCGTAGCCTACTTCTTTTATGTCGTATTTCTGGCTTTGCCCAATAATATACGCTGAAATCTCTCTATCGTCCATCACGTTGCCCTCGGTGATGTGCAAGATCCCAGAATTGATTGCTTGCCTGAAGATGTCCTGATAGTGAGTCGGTAATAATTCAAAGCCATCCTCGGGAAGAAAGAACTTCCACTCCGCCTCGTAATCGTCCTCGGCAAACCTCTTTAATGTGCAGACAGCGTTTAGATCTCGTGTTGCCGCTAGGTCAAATCCTATAAATACCGCTTCGGGTTCTCTTTCTGTCAGTCCTACGGATTCATCCCAATGTGTCCTATCGACCCACGCGGTTTCAGCAGATACATAGACGTTAAGCGTTTTACAGAGAAACTCGTTGAGCGCCGCGGGCTTAATCTTCGCCTCTTCGCAACGGGCAACAATCGCGTCGTGCGAGACCGAGATATTGTGCATCGGGTTAGCTTTAGCCCATACCTTTTCGTCTCTCCAATCGTCTCCAGCATCCAGAGAGTAGAGAAGGCCAAACCATCGCGGGTTATCGGGAACATCCTGATGGAGGATGTGCTCCATCACCTGAAAGTCCTCGAAGAACTTTGTATCGCGGGTGAAAGAAGCGGTGGTTATGTATAGCCGTAGAGGATTGAGCCGAGATACCATCCCCGAATGCAATACCTCAATCGCATTCCTGTCTACGATCTGGCTCGCCTCGTCAATAATCGCGCACGAAGGGTTGAGCCCGTCTCCGGTCTTTTTAGTGTCTCTGGAGAGAGCTTTCATCATGCTCTGGCTGTCGCCGTTCTTCACAATCGTGAACTTGCCGAGAATGAAGAGCCTCGAGATCTCCTGCGGCAACGTTTCGACGAAACCCTTAGCCGTCGTGAACACGATTGACGCTTGATCGCGGTTAGTAGCGAGCGTGTAAACCTCTGCGCCCGCTTCGCCAAAGGCTAGCTCGTAAAGAGCGATAAGAGCCGTCAGTGTCGATTTACCAGCCTTTCTAGGGATGTAAACAATGACATCCTGCACCATCCGTTTACGGCGGTCTTTCTTGTGTCTAAAGCCGTAGATCGCGCAGGCAATAAGGATCTGAAAAGGCTCAAGGCTTACAGGATAGCCAGCCCACTGTCCCTTTACATGCTTACAGAGACCGGCGAACTGTAGAAAGTGATTGACCGGGCTAGGATCAAAAACCCATTCCCACTCTTTGTTTTCTATGTGATTTAAGAACCGCTGGCAAGCTAGGCGAACATTCCGACAAGCGTCGATCTCGCCTTTTACGATGCCGACAGCGTAAGCAATACCATCTTCTATTCTCATGTGCCGAACTTAGGTCCTGCTAGGAATTCGCCCATCTTAGAGCCGTCCTCAAGTTTGTTTGCCGCCAATCGAGAGCGCGGAGTAAGACCCATTTCATTCATCAGCTTGATGGAGTTCTCCATCGCTTTGTTTGCCAGACTGATGTAAGGATTGGGAGCATGAGTCTTTCCGCCGTTAGTCTTAACCACTAAAGGATGCTTTGCCTGCTCTTTCCTTGCGTCAATGTAGAGCTGGAGCTGGTCGGCAAGCATCATCAGCGTGTGCCTGTCCTGATCTGATCCGATACCGTACACATCGAACAGATAGTCGGCGGTCTCTTTTACAAACCTTTCGCGGTTAAATAAAGCCGGGTTGTCTGCCCACTCGGCAAACGGAACTCTGATCTTTACCTTCTCTGGCAGCGGGATGCCCGTGTTCTCTCCCTTTGTGCCGTGTACTAAGTGAACTTCAGGTGGATATTTCCGCTGCATTTTCTAGCCTCGCTTTCTGTCCGGTGAATTCTTCCCATCGCTTGACGATGACATCGCAGTATTTTGGGTCTAGTTCCATCAGATATGCAACTCGACCATTCTTTTCTGCTGCTACTAAAGTAGTGCCTGAGCCTCCAAAGCTATCTAAAACAATGTCGCCGCCTTTGGTGTTATTAAGCATTTGGTATTCAAACAACGCGACAGGCTTCATCGTTGGATGCTCGCCGTTTCGACTAGGCTTGTCGAACTCTAAGATAGTTGTTTGCTTTCTATCTGCCGCCCAAAGGTGTCCAGCACCTTCTTTCCATCCGTAAATACACGGTTCATGCTTAAAGTGATAATCTTTTCTTCCGAGTATTAAGCTGCTTTTTTTCCAAATCAAAATTTGGCTCATTTTCCATCCAACATCCTTAACTGCGCCAATAAAGTTGTAGCTTTCAACATCAGCGAACCAAATGTAAAAAACCGCCCCTGATTTCATCACCGCATCAGCCGCGGTATACGCGTCTCTTAGAAACTGACGAAATATATCGTCTAACATGCTGTCGTTTTTAATCGTCAAAGCGTCCTTTGTTTTGCCCTCGTATGCCACGTTATAAGGCGGGTCCGTTAACCACATATCAACTTGCCGACCATTGCACAGCTTTTCTAAATGGTCGATGCTCGTACTATCGCCGCACATAAGCCTATGCCTGCCTAGTACCCAGATGTCTCCGGGCTTTGTAATAGGCTCCGGTGGAGGCTCAAAAACAGCATCCTCGTCGGTCAATCCTTCGTTTACAACCTCCGGCTTAAGTGCGTTTATTTCCTCTTCACCGAAGCCTGTAAGACTTAAGTCTAATCCCTCAAGCTCCAACTCCTCCAACTCCAGACTGAGAAGCTCGTTGTCCCATCCGGCATTCAAGGCTAACTTGTTGTCAGCAATGATGAGAGCCTTCTTTTGAATCTCGGTTAGGTGCGATAGCTCTATTGCCGGGATTTCCTCAAGGCCTAACCGCATTGCAGCCTTCAGCCTGCCGTGGCCAGCAATAATTCCTTTCTCGCCGTCGATCAGGATCGGGTTAGTCCAACCAAACTCTTTTATCGACGCAGCGATTTGCGCGACCTGCTCGTCTGAGTGCGTCCGGGAGTTCCTTGCGTAAGGGGTGAGATCCCCCACGCGAGTCATGACGACTGAGGGAATTCCCTGTTTTTTTGTCCTACCCATCCTGTTTTATCCCTTTGCAGAAAGTTGAG